CAATTCAGCGACATTGTGTTTGAAGTCTCAGCGTCAAGCGGGGTGCATCCCGAAGCCATCAGAAAGAAAGCCGAGGAGTTGAAGCTGACCACCAAAGAGCAGATCGCTGCCGTAGCCATCGGACTCAAGGATAGTTCTTCGTTTGAACCTGACACTTTGATAGGTAAAGGTTCCAAGAAAGACCTCAAATCCATGACAGCCGATGAGAAGTTGAATCTAGGCTTCTCAGAGGCAAGTAAAAAGAAACGATAAACGGAGGACACAATGCAAACTCTCACACAATACGAATACTTGGACAGAGATATGATTCTGTCCGGTGTCATTGACTGGCTTGTAAAGGAAAGCCCGCTTCTGGGCATTCTGCCGATGAAGCCAATAAAAGGCAATTCCTACAAGTACAACGTATCAACGGCACTGCCCACATCGTCATGGTTGACTGTGGGCGACCAGATTTCAGAGAGCACCGGCACTTACGTCCAGCGCTCGACGGACATTTACACGCTGATTCAGAACGCATACACCGACAAGAGTGCTATCGCTCTCAATTCAACTCAGAACCCGGAGGCTATAGACGCTCAACAGGCAGCCCAGTCTATGGCGCATGAGTTCGATAAGACCTTGATCATAGGGCAAACCTCAGTGGACTCGACGACCAAGCAATTCAAAGGTCTACTCCGCATAATTGCAGAGTTCGAGAGTTCTACTACAACTGACCTTGACGGCAATCTTTTCTCATCGCCAGATACCGGGAACAACGTCCAGGTCTTGACCCAGAACGCCACATCGGGTGCTCTGACCATGCCAGCTATGGACGCCCTGATTGACCAGATCAGGCCGGGCAAGCCCGACCTTCTGCTCATGTCCCGGTATGCCAGGCGCAAGCTAAACGCCCTACAGAGAGCGTCCGGGAGCGGTGTTGAAATGGTCGAATCGGCGTTGTTCGGCAAGTTCATGCAGAGCTATGATGGTATTCCCATCTATGTTACTGACTGGCTCAAGGACAACTATCCGAACAACTCGTCCAGCGTGCTTTCAATCTCCAGCTACGACTTCGACACAACTCGGACTACCGACTACGACAACACGGTGATCTTCGCGATGAAACTTGGCGAACAAGGTGTCCAGGGTCTTCACGCCGGGGAAATGACGCATGAGCGAGAGGAAATCGTTGAAGATTACAACGCTATCCTCAACCGCTACATCTGGTATGTAGGGCTGGCCTGCACCGCAAAATATAGTCTGGCTTGCCTGACCGGTGTTGAGCCATCGAGTTCATAACACCAAATACTTAAAGGAGGTTCAAAATGGCTAAAACAAAAGCTATTGTAAGGGGTAATATCCTTAGCAATAACGGCATGAGCCTGTTCATCCCTGCACACCTTGATGATGTTCATGTCGGCAACTGGTCAGACGTGGATATTTACGCCCAGAATACTGGCCAGATGTTCCCGTTAGGGACTAAGCTGGAATTTGCCGATGGACGCTTGTTCCGTTATGGAAGGTTCGGGGCTACCAGTACTGCTGGCCCTATGGCTCGACTCCTGTATAACCACAACTATGTACCCGGGTCTGCTGCCACAGATGGCTATGAGGGAACACTCGATTCCACATCTGATTACGCAGTCGGCTCTACCACGCTAATAATGAACGACACTACCGACAGGGTAGAGAACTGGTATGAAGATGGTATGCTGGCCGTGTATCCCTCTGGTCATTTTTGCGAGTATCGAATCCTCGGCAACGATGCTGCAACAAGCGTGGATGACGTGACAATCTATCTTGAGGATGGATTGGCGACCGCGCTAGTTGTAGCGTCAACTGGTATCACCGCATACCCATCTATCTTTAAAAATATGCGGAACGATTCTGGCAGCACCTACAATGGGTATGTCTCAGCTGTGGGCCTGTTCATCGGGCCTACCATGACCTCAACCTACTATGGTTGGGTACAGAGAAAAGGCCGAGCGATTGTAACGCCGACTGCCTACTTTGGAGACACTGCGAATGAGAGAATGGCTCAACTTCACTCTGACGGCACTATTGCATTAAAGGCGGCAGACGGCACACACACGGTAGGCTATCTTACTCAGAGAACGGTCAGTGAGTATGGCGATCTTGAAGTCTGGCTGACTCTGGAGTAAAGGGGGAAACGATGGCAAGTGGAAAAGAATTAAATGACCCTAAGCCTGTCTTCCCAGACGGACATCCTGCTAGTGGTAAGGATGCCGACGGGAAGGCTCACGGTAAATAAGACACGGGGGGGGCTATCAGCCCCCCCAATCCCTACCCCGAGCTAGAGTAAAGGAGGTTTATGGCAGAACTAATACCAAATATACCATTCTCCCAATTCAAGAAACTCCGCGCCGACCAGTTGAGAGAGTTAAAGTCCTGCGAAGTAACCTTTGACGGGGAATACCTTTTCACGTTTGTCAACGGAAAGGCAGAACCTTCAGGCTTTCTCAGGACACAGACCGAGTTCAAATGTCAAACTGCCAACGCTGTAGGCGGGAAAAGCCTAGAGGAAATCTTAGAGGAGGTCCCAGATGGCACTGAATGAATCTTTTGCGAGACACAGCGAGACGGGGTTATCTACCAGCGGGGTCATAACATCGGACACGGCGGTAAAAACCGTAGCGGGCAAGGTGTACTGGATCACGGCATCATGCGAGTCGGCATCGGTGATTCAGCTAAACGATAGCGCCGACGATAGCGGGACTGACCTGTGGCAATTACGAATACCCGATAACGGCAACAGGCACGTTATCTTCGACCCGCCGATAGAATGTGCGACTGGAATCTACATTGACATCCCCGCTGGTGAACCCACTACGGTAGTCGGGTATATCTAATGCCAGTTTACGAGTACGAATGTCCAGTTCATGGCAAGTTTGATACCTGGAAGCCTATGGCTGAAAGGCACTTGGCGCTCTGCCCTGAGTGCGGGAACGTATCCAAAAAGCTGATGTCAACCTGCAACTGGTCTTTCGGATGGCGTATATCTGATAGGAGCATGAACGAAAAGTGGACACCCCGCGACGAGCTTGTCAGGAACATATAGGAGGGCAATATGCCAGCAGAAAGCACAGCACAAAAACGGATGGCTTGCATGGCTCTGGCCTATAAAAGACATGGGGCAAGCGCCCTGAAAAGCGTGAAGAACAAGGAACCAGTTATGAAGATGGCTAACTCCATGTCTGAAACAGACCTAGAGCATTACTGCAAAGAGCCAGTCAAGGGGTGACGTATGGCAAAAGAGCTTTCAACGATCAAAGCCAAGATGCGCCAGAAACTAAAGGATACCGGATCCGAGTTCTCAAACGACGATTTGGACATCTACATTGACGAAGTTAAAGTAGATATTTCAAAGGTGCATCCTTACATCGTGAAGGAAACGCTGACGGCTGACGGCACGCGGGATTATTCTATCTCCGGTCTGGCCAACTTCTCCAGCATATTGAGGCCCATCAAGGCTGAGTATCCAGTGGACAAGAACCCACGCCAGTTTCATAACATCTGGAGATACGGCAACACTGTTCGGATCGAGATAGAGGAGGCCCCGACAACCGGGGAAAGTATCTACCTTTATTGTGAGGAGATACACACGATAACCGACAGTGCGACTACCCTTGACCTTGAACTCCAGGATGTTTTACTCAAAGGCGTGGTGGCGCTGGCAGCGAGGGCGTTTCTTAACGATATGCGTTCCGATATTGTCCCTTCTTCTAGGCAATGGTACTCGACCTGGGCGGCGCAGCAATATGCGATCTACCAGGCTGCGCTCACAGGGATCAGGCAACCGCGAGTCCATGAGTTCTATACGAGGTATTGATATGCCTGAAGTTTCAAGCAGGGGCTCATTCAGGGCAAAAGTAGCAGCCGACCACAGGAACGGCATTTGCGAGAAGTGCGACATACCTATGGAGAAAAACATCATTGTACTGAAGGGCAAGGACAAGATTATCATGCGGTGTAAGAAATGCGGCGGGACAACCGGGCAGTTAATAGCCCGTTCTGTGGTGATAGAGGCCCCATCTCCACCTACCTGTTTTCGCTTCTCATGCCTGTGGAACTTCTATTTTAAAGTTGTTTTTTCGTGGCTTCTGTCAATCTACCACAAAAAGAGGGTTGAGTACGCCACCAGAAAGCGTCACAAGCGAATCCCAATGAAATACAGGACTGGGGAAGATAGTCCTAAAACGATAAAACAAGCGATACTGGCGATTATTAAGTTATCGCTAAGGAGGTAAAAATGGCTCAAACTCAAACTGTGACCAATAGTGGAATCGCTGAGTGGATAATCCTCATGTCAGACACTACCCCGGCAGCAACGGCGATGACTAAGATTGTCTGTCTGGACATGGCGACAGTTTGCACGGCTGCGGCAGCTTCCACATTTGCCGACCCTGCTGACACGGCGGTGCATCACACGGAAAGTGGATTATCAATCGTTGCTATAGACACCGTAGCGCAGGACACCACCAACACCGCAGGAGACACGATTACTTTTGATCATGTGTTTACTGCGACGGCAACAGAGAATGTGGCAGGGATCCACGCCTGCAACGACGATGGGGATGTGACCTTTGTCGAGTGTTGTTTCAACGCCGTGTTAGCGATGGAATCAAGCGATACATTGACAATAGATGGTGCGGTAGTGGCTGACCAAGCGGCATGATCTTCATAGGGATGCCATCTTATAGCGGACTCATCCCCTGGCAAACTGTCACTACGTTATTACGCCTTGAAAGCCCTTGCCCCATCGGGTTCAAAATCCAGCCCAGGGAGAGAATTGACAAGGCAC